CTTAAATATCTTCATACATTAGAATTGGGTGAAAAAACCTTATTTAATAATGTTGTCAATACAAAGATGATTGAAACAATGAAGAAAAGAAGAGATGTTATTAAAGATAGATATATTGGGCCTAAATATAGAAGGCTAGTATCTCATATTAACAGAAGAATGGATGGATCTACATCTAGGAGGATTAATTATTAAAATATTATATCTAGATTTTGAACGTGGTTCCCAAACACTAGGTTCAAAAGATAAAATTCAAGAAATGTTTGGATATCCGATGCTAACTATGAATAGTTGGAATCAATTTCAGTCTATGATTGGTCAATTATATACCAAAGAAAAGACTACAAATGTAATAAAAATAGGTACATTAGAAATACCTGAAGAAACCATTGAAGTTAAAGCTAAGAATGGAACAGTAGTAGATGCTTTAATCTTAGATACATTTTCTGAGTTAAGTAAAAAGTTTCAGCGCAGCTTAACAGATAAAAATGGTAAAATGAAATTGCAAGATTGGGGAGTATTGAAGAGCAAACTTGATACAGCCTTAGATTTTGTAACCTCAATTCCAGGAATTGTAATATGTAATGTACATTCTAAAATTCAAACTATGGATGATGGTACATCTAAAATATTACCATATATAGATGGTGGTACTAAAGAAGATATATCTAAATGGTTTGATTTTGTGTTTTATGCAAGAACAGTGCTGGATCCTAATGGTAATAGACAGTATATATGGGTTACTAAACGCTCGGAAATGTTTGATAATGCTAAAGATAGAACTGATATATTGCCTGCAGAGATGCCTCAAGACTATAGTAAGGTAGTAGAAGCCGCAAAACATAAAGGATTTGATAATGTTAGAATATTAATTATCGGTTCTCCAGGGAGCGGTAAAACTTACAGTTTGCAAACACTAGTAAATGGAGGTTCTAATGAGAACACTTAAAGTAAAAACAGGTGGTGGAGGAAGTAAATTCTCTTCAGGTTGGCATACCTTAGAAGTTGCCAAAGCAGAATATGGTGATTGGAATGGGACTAAATACTTAGATGTATGGTTCAAAGATTATCCAGATTCTATTAATCTTCGTTGTTACGCTAAGACAGGTAAAGATGGAGAAGAATTTGCAATAGGCAGATTATTTAGATTTGCTAATGCAGGCATCATGGAAGTAGCTAAGTCTGATAGTGGCGAAGCCATTGTCAAGCTTAACGACGATCCTAAGATGCTTATAGGTAAGTCTCTTAATGTATTCTTCTATAAAGATGGTGATTATTATAGAATACTAGCTAATACAGCACCTACAGTATTTGAGAATGATTTAGAATCATTTACTGAAGATGATATTAGATATTGGCAAGGTAATGCTGAAAAGTATTATAACGATTACATAAGAAAATCACAAGGGACTAATGACTTTGTAGCCTCCGACACAACTACGGACAGTACAACTGCATCAGCAGAAGTACCATTTTAAGTAGTTAATCGGTCTTAAGGGGGCTAATGAAAGTTGGTCCCCTTATTATTTATGGAGGATACATGGCAGGAAAAATGACAGTAAAAGAAGCAGTACAAAATGTGTTAAAAATGTATATGCCTGATGAACGAAAGCATTTTGAAGAAGCGTCAGCAATGGCTCTTCAACATAATAGCGAAGTAGTTGATAATCATATTTACTATTCTCTTATAGAGCTAGATGTAGCATTACATATGGGAGAATTTGATGATTAAGGAATTTGCATTTGGTACACATAATAGACATCATTTTCAAGATGCTAATAAAGCAGGAGAGTGGGAAGGCTTAGATAGTGACACTTTTGTTTCATTGTATGATTATGATGAGTATGTAAGAGATTTCTGTGATACTAAGAAGTCTCTATCAGGATTTGATGGCTTAATATATATGCCAGACGAGTTCTTATTAGATGTAGATGGCAGTTCTCCAGCTAAGGCGCAAGAATACACACAAGGGCTACTAATATTATTAAAAGACTTAGATGTTCCATATCAGATATATTTCTCAGGAACAGGGTTTCATGTTGGAATCCCAGGAAGTGCATTTAGATGGAAACCTGATAAGAACCTACACTTAAATGTTAAAAAAGCATTAACGGATGCTGGTATATTTGATTATGCTGATCCGTCAGTAACAGACAAAACACGTATAATAAGGTTGATAAATACTAGAAATAGTAAATCTAAATTATGGAAAATTAGAATTGATGAAACTATGCTATATGGTAGTATAGATGCGATAATGGAAAAGGCTAAAAGGCCTGGATTAGGGAAAACTCAAGTAGAAATGGAATGTGATCCCGTATTTGATGTGTTAAGTCTGAAGAAAACCAAAGAAGCACCCAAGGAAGTAGTATCATTAGGCAGATCTCCTGATCCTGTTAACTATCCTTGCATACAAAAAATGATGACAGGTGCAGCTTTAGGTAATAGACATATGGTTGCATTAAGATTAGCATCATGGTTAAGATGGTTATACCCAGAAGACACAGTAAGAACTATAATGGAAGAGTGGCGAAAGAAAGTTACTAGACCAGATAAAGAGTTTAAAGCTGAAGAAATGGTTAGATTGGTTGAAGGATGCTATACAGGGCATGGTGGACAAGGTTATAGATATGGTTGTAATGATCAGATTATGGATAAATTCTGTAGTAATACATGTAAATTATACAAATCTAAGAAATCGCAAGATATAATGGGTGCTGAAGATATGGAAAAGATCCTTATGGATTTCTATACAAATGAGCCTAATCCTATTAATTTAGGAGCATTATATGGACAAGACTTTCCTATATATCCTGGTGAAGTAGTTATTATACAAGCTCCACCAGCGTCTATGAAAACTATGCTATTACAGAACTGGATAACTAATCTCAAAAGACCTACATACTTTATGGAAATGGAAATGTCTCCAAGGCAGATATGGTCTAGATTTATAATGATAGAAAATGACTGGAGTCAAGAAGAGCTAGCCAATCACTATAAACAAATGAGAAATGGTATGGATGAGAAGTTTAAATACTTAACTGTAGATTATTCTCCTCCATTTGCTACTGAAATAGAGAAAAGAATCAGTATGCTACCTGTTAAGCCAGAGATTGTAGTTGTTGATCATATGGGATTATTCAAAAGTAGGCAAAGAGATCTTAATATGAAGGTCGAAGAAGCATCTCAATGTCTAATGGAATTGGCAGTTAAACATAACGTTATAGTATTTGCTGTAAGTGAAATTAATAAGACAGCTATCAAAGAAGGAATGGATATAGCATCATCAAGAGGTTCATTTAGAATTGCTTATAATGCTAATAAACTGTTATCAGTTAAACCATTTAAGAATGAAGCTGGACTTATAGAGTTCCTTGAAGTAGAGTCTACTAAGAATAGAGAAAAGGAGCAGTTACGAGTAAGACTAAGCGTTAAGAATACGAGGATATATAATGACACAGAAAGAAATGGAATCCTTAATTAGTGATATATTTGATGATGTTCAACATATGCGTGACGCAGGGCAAAAAGAATATGCACAACAAGAAGATAATGCTTTCGCTAACTTTGAAAGAATAAGTGGATGGCTTGATAGGGATAAAAAAGAAGTATTAATGATTTATCTTATGAAGCATATAGATGGTATTTGCTCTTGGGTTAATGGACATAAATCTCAACGTGAAGATGTTACAGGTAGAATCATTGATTGTATTGTATATCTATGCTTATTATATGGTATGTCTCAAGAGCCTGAACCTAGGCCAGCTAACTTTGAAAAGATAGGCGATCATGTCGTTTAGAAGAGATAAAATAGGTGATCATGAAGACTGGAAAGACGGTCATGATGCATTTAGAAAGAATGCTATGTCAGCTATCAAAGAGTTAGATGAGAGAATACGTAAATTAGAGGAAGTATTAAATGAAAAAGCTAAGTAAAGCTAAAAGAGCTAAATTAATTCATCATGCCTTTAATGTTATGAGTAGAAAAGATAAGGGTAGAAACAAAAAGCCTGCTATGACTAATAGCTGGGGAAGGATAATTAAATGAGTTACTATAATACAAACAATGAAACTGGAGATACATTATCAACTAGCAGAAAAAGAGTAAATGTGCAAGAAAGAGATATTATTGCTGTATTTACTGGTAGGCCTGGTAGAAAGATGACTCCATTTGATGTTCAGGATGATGTTGGTCATCATGTACCAATTACAAGTATAAGAAGAGCAATAACAAACTTAACATCTAGAGGTGTATTAACCAAGTCTGAAACCATGAAAATGGGTAGACATGGTAAGATGAATCACTGTTGGGAATTGGTTAGATAATTTCGTTAGGTACGCTTTTGGGCAGAGGGATGCAGGGTTGACGACAAACAGCCCATGCATCCGCCCAATTGTTAATTAGGAGAAAGACATGGAAATGGCTAAATGTATGGTATGCAGATATGATGTACCAGTAATTAATTGTCACTATAGATGTGAAAACTGTGGGTTTACAGCCAACTGAGATGAAGGCTCTAATCCAGGTCTGGAGAAAATAAATGAACGTAAGTTACATAGGAAAACACACAATAAAGTGCGAGATGTGCTCAAAACATAGCCCTCAAGCTTATGAATATGATTCTACTATGTTAAAGAGATTATTTAAAGAAGCAGAAGAATCATTTAAAAACATGACAATATGTGAAAACTGTGCTAAACGTGAATCTGGTAAAAAGCGTTGGCCAACAATTCGGAGGACAAAAATTTGAAAGCAGAATTTGCTAGATTCCCTGAGCAAAAAGGTGGGAATAATACAGATAACAATTCATATACAAAAGAGTATAGGAATATGCGTGTTGATAGTAGAGATATTAAGGTAGCATTAAACTCATCTGATAACGGAAGATGTTGGTGGATATATAACTTTCTATCAGCATATCCATTTAGAATTGAACACACAAAAAGAACCTAAGGGAGGTTAAATGAAACCATCAAAAGCAGAAAAAGAAGATATAAAAAAGACTTTGAAAAAAGCTAATCCTGCTGTAGATTTAAAGAAGGATATAGAGCTACTTAAAGGATTGTGTAGGAATATGAATGATGATGTTCTTAGACGTATTAATGAAATCAATCTTAGCTTAGAGCATGTAATGGCTAGATTAAGAAAGGTTGAAGGAAGGTTAGGACTTTAATGGCTAAAAAGAAACCAACAAAGAAAGATATAGAGATAGAAATGTATCAATTACATTTGCGTATTAATCAAATAAATCACTATATGTCTGGTATTGCAGAAGTATTAAATAAATACATTGAATTTGGTGGAAAATCTAAAAAGTTTTATAAAAGTCTACAAGAACAGATAGATAAAAATAAGGATACAAAAGATGCAACAATCGGGGAAAAATAGCAAACGCTTTGCTGTTAAGTACTGTAGATATTGTCGTCAAACCTTTGAAATTAATTCATATGGAAGTAAAAGATATATATCATACTATAATGATATGCCTACATATGGATTGGAAAGAAAGTCATGTCCTAAACATGATCATAAAGATACTAAAGATTGGTATGAGGAGAAGCTATGAAAAGCGTTAGAGAAGCAGCAGTAGAAGCTAAAATAGTAACATT